ATTTTAGGAGTTGGAGGAGGGTGGTCACACTTCGTAACTTCCACTGATGTAAATATCACCCGTACCAGAAGTAATACTTGAAACAGGCCATGTTGAAAGGCCCGTAGTCGTACCATTTAGCAGCGTCATCCTTGTTGATCCTGTAATAATAGTTGCCCAGATATTCCCTGTTGTTGATGTGCAATTTGCAACATGAACTGGTACTGATGCTATTCTTCCTGCTGTGCTAGACGCAGTGTAAGGTAGTCCAGTGATTACAACCTGATTTCCAGCGGTAAGCCCCGTTGTGTTTATATCAGTAAATGTAATATCGAAGAAAATACGTTTTCCGACTTTTGTAAAGTAACCTATAGATGTAGTTGCCGTTGCTGCTGTTCCGGCTGTGTTATCTCTCAGTACTGGAGTAAACGCTCCCTGGCTTCCAAACCCATCTATAAAATTATCATCAGATGTATTTGCAATTGAATACGATGTATATTGAAGAGTTTGGTTTACGAATCTATTACCTATAGCTCCAGCAGAAATTCTAACCTGCGATGTTATATTTGCTTCTACATCACCTCCGACAAAATAATGATATGATGCAAAAGGCCCAAGATGAATACCATATTGCCCGTTATTCTGATAAGCACCGCCAATAACAGTATTTAACTGACTACCACCAAAGTAAAGACCGTCTAGAACGTTACTTTGTGTGTCGAGATTTACACACGTACCAGCATTAGTATCTGCTAATGCTCCAGCGCCTTCGCTCACATAAACACCATGCCTCCCGTTAGTCTTTGTCTTGCAGTTATCGAGCATCCATAGATTGCAGTTTTCCCCGCCTGCATCAGTGCCGATACGAATTCCGTCATTTCCCATTGAGAATACGGAAACATCGCGCAAAGTGCAGCGAGATGCTTTGATCAGGATGCCATCGCCAGTATTTCCAACTACCCCACGAACACCCATGCTCTCCATGCAAGAGCCGTTACCAGCAAGCGAAATACCAGTACCCGCAAGTGTTGATGCCTTTAAGAACTCGGAAGGGCTGCGAGCGTTTGAGTGAGCGTTACCAACACCCTTAACCTTTACAATCTTGGTAAATGCCAGCGTAGAACTGAAAAGATAAGAGCCGTATGGGACTACTATCTCGCCTCCGTATGTTGGCAAAGCATCGTGCGCCGCCTGTATCGCAGCAGTGTCGTCTGTAACCCCATCTCCTACAGCGCCGAAGTCTTTTACGCTCACGCTTTCCCGCAGCTTGCTCTGCACCGTCGTGGCTACTGCGCCTGCGCCGGAGGGGGTGTAGGAAACGCCGTTGGAGTCAGGGCTAATTCCAGAACCGTCTGGGAAGCTGTAAACCATGCTGCCGTTTTTATTCTGCACCAAAATAGAGAAATTGACGCCATTAACGTATAACTGAGCCGGCGAGCCGGCATTGTAGACATAGCCGTTCAAAGTGCGCAGTGGCTGCGGTGCAATTTGAGTCAATGCCTCGTCAAAATACACGGTAACGGGGTTTGTTCTTGGGTCAAGATATGGCGTTCCAATCCACACATAACCATTTTGCAATGGGCTACCGTCTTTGTCGGAAAAGATGGGGTAGGGGACTTGAATTGATAGTGCTGTCATTTATTTGGACTCCGGTTTGGTCTGTGGTTTTTCTTGCAATGATTCTGTCTGAGTTTGAACGACAGAGATTAATCGTTTTGTGAGTGCTGCTTCCTCTGGGCTATTGGGCGCAACCCGCCCAAGCTGAAGCATCAAATTTCTGACTGGTGCAGACTCGTATACACGGGCTGAAGCGCCAATGCCGGCAGCAGTTGCCAATGTTGCTCCAAACGTGCCGAACATATCCATTAGGACGCTACCTGCCACGAACAGCACAGCCTCTTGACCGGTTGCCGTAGATACGCCAGCTTGTCCAGCACGGCGCGTCATATTCAGCGCACGGGTCAAGCCCTCAACCTGCTTTAAATCGTCGCCCTGGAAAAAGACCCCGATTTGAGGCTTCATGCGCTTGACTTCTGCCAGGAATTTGTCGGGGCTAAATCCAATGGTGCCGTCTTCCATTTCAAACCGGGCTTTGTCAGCAGCACGAGACAGCACAGCAGTTCTTGCGTTTGCCCGACCAGATGGCGTCAAACTGCTGTAAAGCTGCCTTATCTCGCTAGGCTTCTGGCTAAATAGCATGTTGTTGACAACTTCAGGAGTTGCATCACCACGTCGCAAAACAGACTTCAATGCGCCTGACTTCAACTCGCCTGCCATTTCAGCCAATCGCTTATCGGCTATTTTCCATTTGGTCACATCACGATGCTGCCCAGCGCTGGTTATAAAAGACTCCATGTCCTGCTTCAGAGGCCCATAGACGGAAGACAAAGCAGATTCACCGGTTGACCTGATTGAAGCCAGTTCAGGTGCTTTGAATGCGCTTCCTATGTCTTTGCGCAGCTTCTCAATATTCGCCAGGCCTTGTCCTTGCAATGCGTTTTTCCAATCATCCAAGGCCGCAATAACTGGCGTGTATTTTTCAGACTTCAGGCCTTGCAGCTTTGCAATTTGGTCATCAATAGCCTGGGTTGCCATCGGCACAGGAACATCACCAGATGCATCAAGCCTTTGTATCACTTCGTTTTTGAGACCGGTGTATTTTGACAGGTCGCTGGAACGCTTGGCAGCCAAGTCGCGCATTACATCATCACTGACGTTTGCAGCGTCTGTTGCATCGAATTGCCGCAATAAATCGCGTGTGGCGTCAATTCGGGCCTGTTGCTGTTCTGCGCGCACCGGGCCTGTGCCGGTTAATGGGATGCGCTCGCCAGTACGCTGCGCAGTTTTTCCGATAAACGTTTGAGGCGTGATAATGTCAGAAGTCATCACGGGAATGCCGCGCTGGGTGGCCTCATCAACTCTTTGAGACATAGCCGCCGGCTGAATCCTGCGCGGGGTGGCAAGTTGCGCCCCGGCAAGACCACCCGCCAAACTTGCCGCAATTTGACCAACCGGGCCAGCGCCTTGCTCTTGCGCAATTTGGCCAGCAGCCCCAGCACCTGCGCCGCCGGCCATTTGCGCGGCTGGCTGTGATGCAAGCATGCGGCCAACTTCACGCGTGACCGGCATTGATGCTCCGGATGCGGCTTGTATGGTGCGCCCTAATGCTGCGGTTCCGCCAGCGCCTGCCATGCCTGCACTTGCGGCTTGAACGATGCGCTCTGCTTCTGTGCTTGGCTGTGCAACTCCAATGCGCGTGAGCAAGTCTTCCATCGCTTGCGTTTGCATCGTGTACTTTGTGCCAAGCATTCGATTGACTGTGCCAACGATAGGATCACCAAGCATTTGCGCCAAAGTAGCTGCGCCAGCACCAGCAAGCGCACCAGGTACTGCGCCAATTCCGGCAAAAGGAGCGCCCACAGCCGCGCCAAGTGCTGCACCGGCAGCAGGCAATGCCATACCCCTGGTAGTAGCCCCGGCCATGCCGGCTAAAGTCGAATCTGGCTTTTCAGGCTCCAATGCGCCAGCACCACCAGCAGCCCGAATCTTGGAAACACGCGCCTTAAGATCGGGCGAGTCTGGCGTAACATCATCCGGAATGTTGTTGATGGTTATGCCGTCTTTGGTAGTGATTGAGTAGGGCATATTAGTAGTTTACTTGGATGTTTCTCTGCCCAACATTGCCTCTTCCACCGCCAGCGCCGCCAGCTTTTGGAGCGGCCTCGCTGGGTGGTGTATCCGTTGCCTCATAAAAGATATTGGAAGGACTTAACCCGTATCCATTGGCCATGCGCTCAATGCCTTTGCGTACGGTTTTTTCTTGCGTTTGGGCAGTTTCATACAGCTTACCGGCTTGGCCCTTGAACGACTTACGCTGGCCTTCAGACAAACGCTCGCCGCTTATGACCTTGTTGTAAATGTTCTGGACGCGCTCGGGTACGCCTGCTGAGTTCTGAGCCGTTGCAAATTCACCTTCTCGCACAACGGAGCCTGGATCAAGCATTTTCATGTAACCGAAGATCAATGAAAGATCACCAACGGCGCTGTCATTTGACGAAAGAATGCGCCCATATGCAGATTTGACTTCCTGGTAGCCCTTGGTTTGGTCGCTGTATTCCTTGCGGAATTTAGCCTCTGCCTCTGGCCGCTTGTCAGCGGGAATAATCCCGGCTGATATTTGGCCAGCTTCAGCCAATGCGCGTTTTGCTTCTGCGCCTGATCTTGCAGCCGCTGCATTAGATGCGGCAGCCGATGCTTTGGCTTGATTGATTTGGGCTTTTGTTAGACCGAGTTCTGCGCCGAATTTTTCAGGCGCAAATTTTGATTCGGCCTCTTTGATGATCGTTTCCGCCGTTTGCTCGCGCATTTTGAAAGGCTGCAACTCCGCCGCCCGCTGTTCTGTGCCAAGTTTGCCCGCTGCCTCGAACATATCCTTAGCGCCTGGCAATGCCGCCACGATGGTGGAGAGCCCCTTGAATGCCACATTTGGCCCATCCTTTTCGGTGGACTCTGCCATGCGCTCATAAAGACCGGCCTCTTCCTCGTCGCCCATTCCGCGCTCCGCCTGGGCACGTTGGCGAAGCAACTTAACGGCCACGCTTGGGTTTGTTTGCAGCGCGGATAACACCTCGGTGTTGAACTTCAGAACGCCTTGCTGCTGCTCTTTGCTCATGCCTTCCAAATACGGTTGCATGGCCTTGGCCTGGCTTTCAGGGATCATGCTTGCCAACTCTGCCGCGTCGCGCATGGTAGGACGTGGGTTCGAGAAAAACCGCTGCCGCGCCTGCTCGGCTTGTTGCGCCTGTTGCATGGCCGCTTGCTGCTGCTGCAACTTAATGGCGTTGGCCTGTTGCGTCTGCTCGAGCTCCCTGATTCCAGCGCCAAACTGAAAGCCTTGCGCCGCCGCCTGAAACGGGTTTGCAATTTGCTGTGTGTAATTGATTGGCCCCATTTTGTAGTCCTTAGAACTGGCCGTAGCCCGCCGCGTTGAGGGATGCTGCCATATCGCCAGCCGTGGCTGGGTTGTATGGCGTTGAATTCATTGTTGATCCGCTACTCCCGCCGAATAAATTTCCGAAGCCGCCCATGCCTTGGATCATGCCGAGCGATCCGCTGATTGCGCTGCCGAGTTGGTTTTGACCCAGCACACCGCCAGCCCGGGCTGCGCCTTGCTGTTGCATCAGGTTGGAGATATTGGAGCCGGTTTGCATGCCCGCATTGCCAACGCCCGCCGCTGCGTTTTGTCCTACGCTGGTCAGCCCGCCAAGGCGCGCATATTGGTCTTGGATGGTTTGCGCCAGCAGTGCTGGGCGAAACTGTGCCAGCGCCGCTTGTGTGTTGCCGCCGCGCAGTCCGCCCGTTGCCGATGCGTTTTGCAGCATGGCGTTTTCGCCTTGCTTGAGCATGGCCGTGAACTGTGGGGATTGTTGCAAGCCTGCAATGGCCTGCTGTTGCGCCGGTGCTCCGCTTAAACCTAATAGCGCCTGCTGCTGCCCTAGTGCGCCTTCGCCGGCTTTTGAATATGGTTGCAGTAGCTTTTGGATGGCATCGAACTGCCTGCGCTGCTCATCAATTCCGGCTTGAGCGGATGATGCTTGAATGTTTGAGGCTTGGCCTGTTGCTTTATCACCTTCAATGGAACCACCGATAGCCCCACCAATCTGGCCACCGACTGGGCCACCAAAGTAAGTACCAGCAATATTTCCTAGAATCGAAAGCAAACCCATATAACACCTCAATATTTAATTGGATGCAGCTGGGTGCATGTTTTCTCAGCGGCTATATTTTCGCACAAAAAATAAAATCAATGTCACGTAATCTCACGCCCGGATATTCGCAGCGTAATAGACGTTGCAGCGCCGGCCAGAGTTGAAATAAACCCGCCAGAATCCAGCACTTGCCCCACCAACTCTGGCAGCGTGTAGGTTTCGTTGGGTGCAATAGCACGCGCATTTACAACCAGATTGGACGCACCAGACGAACCGCCAGAGGTCACCAGATTTACCGACAACGTGACGTTTGCGCCGCTGGTGTTTGTGGCCGTTGCCTTGTCAATAATGGCCCGGCAATTGGTTGCCGTGTACTGTGTGGTCTGGGCGTTTTCAACCTGCTTTGCAGGGATGATTACTTTAGTTGTAACTGTCATTTTTAGTCCTTACCATGCCGGTATGTAGCGTGTTGTGCCGTTGTCATTGATAGCTAACCATTTGGTAGGGTTGCCCACCGTTGGCGCATTGGTCAGCGTGCCTGCTGCTGCCGCCGCACCGTTTGACAATGTGGTGCTTGAGTCAATCAATCGTCCGGTGTTGTTGGTCAGCGCCGAAGTGATGGCCGCAGCAGTCGCAACGGTAATTGATCCATCGGCGTTTGTGATGGCGATGTTTGAGCCAGCCGTGAGCCGTGCGTTTTTCCAAACGGCGGTTGTCGCGTCATAAATCAGCAGGCTTCCAGCCAACACCGCAGGCGTGACTAGGACGTTGTGCAGTTCGTCAATCTCGTAGCCGTTGTCAACCTTAACGAATATCTTTCCCTGCGTGACGTGCGCATGGATTACAAAGCCCACGATCACCGTATGGATCGGTGCGCTTGGCTTGATGTTTGTCACGCTGCCCGCCGTGGTGCCCGATAGGTACAGCACGTCGCCGTCTGCCCATGTCTCGCTTTGCAGCGATCCGGTGGTGTTGATGTTGCGCACAATGCCGCTGGTGGTCACGAAGCCTTCAAGATTGTTGGCAATGGTCTCGGTCACAAGGCCGATGGTGTCGCCTGAGTTGGCATCGTTGTTAGCCTGGGCTAAATCCACTTTAGGCCGCTGCCCTTGCGCACCGCTGATGCGCACGCATTGGTAATTAGCCTCCAGCAAGTCTGCGCCTGTCTTGTTGACAACGTGTATAAGCTGCTCCTGCCCAATTTGCAGCGTGACATTGCCACCCTTTAGCCCAATGTCAACTGTGCCATCCTGGTCATTCCAGCGCATGCGGCCAACCGATGCGACGGGCGACGGCGCGAACTTGTCAAAGTCGATGTAATCAGTCACCAACGAATTATTGCGCTCGATGGCCGGCGCTGTGGACAGCATCTCCAAAGCGTCAGCAATGCGCTGCAAAGCCGCCAGAGCCTCGTCAGCCTTGGAATTTGCCGTGCCTGCCTCTACCTGCACTTCATTCAGGCCATTTGGCCCAATGTCGTTTGCAATCGAAAACAGGCGTTCGAATTGCTTGACCGATTCGTGATCTTTCAGGAATGCGGCAAGCTGGTTGCGCGATAGGTTGAGTTTATTTTCGGCCATTGTCAGAACGCCAATGGCTCAATTTTGGCATCAAGCCGTGAGAATGACAGGTGCGCGTCAGACGTGCCGTTAAACCGCTGTATGCGCCAGTTACGCATATTGCCCTGCCGGAACCATACCAAGCGCTTGCGCCGGTCGCCTATGGTGCCCGCGTTGATGGTCTTGGGGTTGCTCCACGTTTCACCGTCCAGCGAGTATGACGTATTGATTGTCGGGTTGACGCCAAGCGCCACGCGCCCGGTAAGTGCCACCAACTCAAGCGAGTGAAATATTGCGCCCATCGATTCGTTGTATATGATGGACGTGCCAAACTCCCACCGCACCACGCTGCCCCAATGGTTTCCGATTGTGTCTGTCATGTATCCGATTGACGACGACTGAGGGTCGCCAATCAGCCACTTGTCATAGGCCCACACCAGATTCATGGCCCGGTATTGGCTGTAGCCAGTCAATGCGCTTGTCAGCGTAAACCAGACGCTACTTTGCGTGGCCTGCGATGCCGCCAAGTCATAAACCATTGTGCGATCAGGCAGGTGTACGTAAAGATGCTGATGCGAGCGATCGTTACGCGCCTCGATCTTCACGGTTGCAAGCTGTTCTTCTGTGAAGGTTTGAAGCACAAGGTCAACCTCTTGTGTGCTTATCTTTGTGGCCATGGCGTTTGCGCCCAGGTAGATGCCCGGTGCCTCATTGCGCCCACTGCCCAAGAATGCGATTGATTCGGCAAACACGCAACTTCCATGCGTTCCGATTGCACCCTTTTGGATCTGAGCGCCTTCGATGCGCTGAAATGGGAAGAAGTCGCCGCCCACGTTGTCGAACACCTCTATGGTGTATCGGTTGAGCGCATAGACCTCATTGCGCAGCCGGATGATGGCGTTGATTGGGTCTGGGTCTACCTCAGAGCTACCATATTTAAGCGGGTTGACTTGCGTCGGATCGGTCAACTCAGTGACCACCAAGAACTCTCCGTCGGTGGTCAAGAAGTATCCGTCAACCCAGCAAAAATCCACCACCGTGCCAAGGTCAACGTCTGTAACTTGCGTTAGCGTGGTGCCATTCCAGTAAAACAATTTACCGTCAGACGCCACGGCTAAACGGTCGAATGAGTAGTCAAACACCACCAACCCTGAACCGCCTACATCGCCCAGCGTGTTAACGATGCCACTGCTCGAGATGCTTACCAGCTTGGTGCCCATGACCCGGTACAGCGTGCCATTCCAGTTTATGCCGCCCCTGTCAATTCCTGGGCCTGTGCCATTGGCCACGATGCCATCTGCTGGCCGCAGGTAGCCGTTGCTGATGCCATTTTGAACCGGCGTAGGCACCAGATTAACCGGGTAAGCGGTGCGGAAGTCCGGCCCGTTGTCGGTGTAAATTCCGGTCAGGATGGGCACTTGCATGGATTACAGCCCTGATTCGCCGGTTTGAATGTTGAGCGAGGTGCCAGTGGCTGAAATGTAAGCAATATTGGCATGATTGCTGGCCTTGCGAATGATTACTTCACTTCCAGCTCGCACGGCTAAATCCGCTGTGGTGGCGGTTTGCGCAGCCTCGCCAACGCGCACATAGCACACGTTTGCGCCGGTGTTAACCAGACGCACGGCGCGGTCTTGCGCATTGATAGCCGAGTTAGCAGAGGCTGCGCCTGGTGCGACCACGAGGTTTGCGCCGTAGCGTGGCGAGAATTGATTGGTTGTCATGTCTGATACTCCAGTTTGTTAGCCGATACGCCAGTTTGTGCCATCACAAAATACGGGGACGGTGTTTGCACCGCCACCAGCCACCACCGCTCCGATACCGGCTGTCAGTGTTTGGGTGGCGTTGTTTACGGATGCGCGAGCGCCTGCTCCAGCGGTTGCAGCAGTGGGTAGGCTGGACACAGCGACAGGCGTCACCTTTGTGTACAGCGAAGCCGTCAGGCTATTGGCGGAAGCAGTGCCCAGATTGGCCTCAATGTAGGCCAGCAAAATAGAGATACTGGCCTTGCGAGCATCTCCATTGCCGGTTGAAAACACGGGCAGCAGGTCGCCGCCGCTTACCGAGTCCATGCTGGACAATTGATTGATTGTGGTCATTTTTGAGCCTCAGTTAAATTCAATGGCGCTGTCTTGCCCAGCTAGCAACGGGTCAGCAGCAGGTACAAGGTATGGGATATCAATGGCTTTGCTGCCAGCGCCGGAAGGCATGGAGCCGGGTAACTGTTGCTCAACCGGGAATGATGCACGCGCCATCAGCGTCATTATGGTTTCTTTGGCCGTGTAGCGTGTCTCTGCACTTACGACCTTTCCGTAGCCTGGTGCCAGCTTGATTGCCAAGTTGGTGATGATTGCCTCGTTTGCCGAGTCTGGCACATTGGTTTCTTCGTCCAGAACGCTATTCTCGGGGCTTGACGGGATGGGGTAGCCGATGCGGATGCCTTTGGCATTCCATGATGCGACCATCGCATCCAGCCTACGCATTGCGCTTTCATACTGCTCGGACGATAGGTCAAAATCATACGAAGCGATGCCGATCTCTTCGAGCGCCGATTGTATGAATTGCCTTTTGGTGTAGCTCATGATTCGCCCTTAAGTGCAGCCTCTATTTTCTCACCCAATCGCTTGTCGTTGGTGCGCCCGTCGAACTTGACGTTCAATTCGGTTGCTTTTTGCTCCAACTCTGCGCGGGTAGCTGGTGCATTTTCGCTGATCTGCTCAACTGGTGCAACGGGTTGCACTTTGCTTTTTTTCCTTGGCCTTGCGCCATTTTTGCGCCATGACGCCACCTTGCGCACCACGTATGCTTGGCCACCTGCCGATAGCCCGGCGTCTGCCAGCGTTGCAAACCAACCGGATTGCAAAGCCTCGTCAAATTCTGCTTGGTCGTTTGCCGTCTTGCAGCCCCACGAAAACCCGTTGGTCATGGTGTATTGGCCTGGGCATTGGTAGACGTGTGTTGGGTATATCATAAAAGATGGTGAATGAAATAAAGGGGGCCGAAGCCCCCTCTATTGTCGCATCAAGATTACTGATTAAACAGCAACACGCCGCTCATCTCTGGCTGCTTGTTCACCACGCCGAACAATGTATCCAAGCGGTACTTGGTTGTCATTGTGTCAATGTCGTAGAACTTCTGCATTACCAGCTCGATACCTTGGTCGGTAGCTGCACGCATGATAGCAACACCAGCGTCACCGGGTACAGCATAACGTCCTGGAAGGATCTCGATTGCATCCTTTTGCCAGAATGGGTTAATGCTCGTGGCGTTCTGGTTCAAGAACACGATTGCAGCGGTAGCGGATGTGCTTGCCACGTTGATGTTCTTGTATGCCAGTTCAGCATCCGTAGGAGCA